GACACAATGAGTTCCACTTGCCGGATCAGTTCTTCCGGAAGATCCTGAGCCTTCAGGTAAAGCGGCTCTCCCAGGATCGAAGTTTTTATCCAGTACTCCGCATTCCGGAGATACGTCTGCATAGAATCATAAATATCCGATTCCGTGCTCATGGCCGTGGCTATGGCCCTTTCAAATTTGTCCTGACTGTCTACAATCATAAGTCGTCCGATTCTTTTTTGACGCTTGATTTCTCCGCGTCTTTATTTTTATCCAGTGTGGTTAACGTAATGATAGGAACATCCATCTCTACTTCATCAATCCAGTTGTTATAGCCCAGGATTACGATATGAGGAAGAGACATAATATCATGATAAGGTGTCTCAATGGATTGTTTCAGCGTAAACAGTTCCCGTTTATCGCTCCCGGAGTTATTCGTCTGGGCTTTGCCCGGAACGGCGCCCACCATGTTCGGGTGTATGTTATCCGCATAACATGCCATGTTTGCCGCTTCCTGAATATCTTCACTCCAGTCTCCGCCCTCCTTATTGGATTCAATGGAATTGATCCGGACCATTCGCGTCTCCTTACCGTTGGGATCCTGATAAAAACCGGTAATCCATAGCTTTCCGGAGTTTTCAATTCCCGTCACAAATTGCTTGATATTCTCCTTTTCCTTCTTGATCCGTTCCTTGATCTTTATCGGATCCGTGATTTCTTCCTCCTTGCAAAGGTTCAGCCAGTAGTCCCGATGAACTTCCACCTGGAATTTAATCCCGGCATGGTTCCGGATCTTCGCTTTCTTCCCTTTGGCAATGAGTTGCTTTATCACATACCAATCCCCCCGGAAGATGGCCGAATAGTAAGGATGTGGATAATACGGACATCCCGACGTCGGGAATTTACAGACTATCGCAAATTTGCGTAAGTTGGTCCGGGGGAATGATTCTCCATCCGGTCCCGGCTCTCTTCCCATCAGCATCTCCAGTTCTCCCCAGGGATCCGTTTCGTCCAGTAGTTGAATAACCTCTACATTCTGTTCCGTCACCTGCTTTCGCCAATTCGCATAGAACACATGGTTTATTTTCCCGTTCTTGTCTGACTTCTCAAACCGGCAATTGCAGGCATCCTTATGCCGGATCTTCACGATCTTCTTTCCCTCTTTATCCAGGATCACCACTGCAATCGCAAAAAAGAAGAATTTCATATCCGTAGCCTGTTCCAGTGAGAATTTCGGGAAGAAGTTGCGAATCATAAACCGCTGGATCTCCTTGTTCTGCGTCTTTTGTTTCGTGGCAATATCCCGATATGTTGTGCCGGCTCCATAGCAGGTCAGGATATTGAAGTGTTTATTTTGGCTCATCACTTCATCCTTACCGATCAGGTCCATGATATGATACGGCAATTCGTTATCCTCTCCCCAGGGAATATATTGATATTTGCTCAGCGCTCCGGGCAATGTTACCGGCGTTACTGTGCCGTTATCATCAAATATATCCGCTGTATCTGCTACTGAAGCCATTTCAATGGCCATCTTACTCCCGCCTGGCAGATCGTAGATATCTCCGGAGACAAACATCTCATCCGTGCGTATATTTTTCATAAATAAACCTCCATTCCATTTATACCAAAAATGCACACGTCCCGGACACGGCGAACCTCTCCACTCTTCTCAAATTTCAGTTGTCTTGTTCCTCCCCGGAAATGACTGGAAGTGGTAATCACCCCATTATATTCCAGTATTTCCCCATTTGATTTCCAGACCTTCAGGTCTACTACCGCTCCCGTGTCCAGGATCCTGCGTGCATCGCTTATGTGTATTTGCTTTTTCATTAGTTAAACGTTCTATCGAATGACATATCAAAGATTCGCCCGGCCATGCCAGTGTAGAGAATATTTTGATTGCGTTGCGCATACCGGTATTCAAAATTGAATGATGGCAATTCATCCGGATCATTGTTCCGCACAAATTTCGATTCCATGATTGTGATCTCCTTTCCTGCCATGTTGCCTTGCAAAAGATAAATCTCTTTAGATCTGAATAGATCCTCTGCCCAGTTTGCCATTGCCGTTGTCAACATCCCGGTGTTAGCCTTATACTTCCTTGTCTCATTCACATGATATGTGCGGTATCGGCCGTCGATATATGCCTGGTCCCGTTCAAATTCACCTTCCAGTTTAAATGTGCCCTGACAATAGATCGTCTCCTGGCATCCGAATGAGTTGGTGAATATCAGGTCAGGTTCAGATTTCGGATCCATCCTGTCTATCACATACGTCTGTAGCCGTTCCCCCGCCCGAATCGTATATCCCAGGATCTCCAAGTCACCCATTTCCAAAAGTGCCGGCGATACTTCAACCGTGATCACTTTGCCGGGATCCATTATCGTCTCCAGTATTTTCTCTGTTGTTTTGATCGTACCATTCTCCCTGTATTTTATCTGGGCCTGGATCGCAGTATTTTTCTGACAAACCAAATGCAGAAACTCACTTCGATTCATGGTTGTCACTTTCTCACCCATCAACGTGGATAAGAAAAACGTATTCAGAAATGATGAAGTATCTGTTCCCACTTCCGTTTTACAGTACTGTACTTTGACCTGTTTGTAATCCTGTACATCCCCATCAATAAAGAAGATAAATTCCTCCACCAGATTCCTGATCAGGTAGGGTTCCAAAAGTTCATCCAGATCCAGCACCCTGATGATGCCCTGATCATCCGGAACATATATCTCATTCAGCAGTATTTGTTCCTGATGCATAATGATAACATTCGCACCCTGGCTTGCATAAAACGCCAGTTCTGTCAATTCGGAACTGAACATGTAGTCTCTCAACTCGGAAATATAGACCATACTTTTTTTATGCTAAAATATCTCTCCGGCCGAAGGCGGAAAAAGACAATGCAGGGCGCTATCAGCGTAAATTATCACCAATCAGGTGTCAAACAACGCTCCATCCGCTTTAAAACCCCACCCGTTCCACGTGATCCGGGCGTTCCACCAAAGTGGGATATAGTCCGGATCACGTGGAACGGGTGGGGTTTTCGCACAAAAAAAGGGCATACTTACCCCTGCGATAAGTACGCCCTACGCTTCATATTCTGACATGTGTTAGGCTTTTACTTTGAATCTGATAAATCCTTTGCTTTGATTACCACTTGTCTCTAAAAGGCTTATTTCGTCTAATACCTTTTCAACCTCAATTTTAGTTTCCTGTATGGTTTGTTCTACTGCTGCGCTGGGTGATTTATCCCTGTCTTCGACTTCATAAATATATGGCAGTTTTAAAATAGGGTCAACAAATACAAACCATGTCCGCCATATTTCCATTGAAAGGGTGTTCATGTGGTGAATTTCCCCCTGTAATGAGTTCAAACATAAGTTTATCAATGCCATTTTACAGCATGTTAAATCTATATCCGAACCTACGAAATATTTCTTTCTGTCTACTTTTGCAGTTGATAAAAACAACCTTCCACTTCCACAACATGGGTCATTTATTTTGTTATCCTTTTCTTCTGAATCCCCCACCATTACTATCTGCGCCATCAAATCAGAAAGGCATTGAGGAGTAAAAAACTGCCCATTTTGAGCATTAGAAAGGTATTCCTCGTAATATCCCCCAAAAGGATCTTCTAACGGGTTTCTCTCCATTTGCATGATTACGGCTGCATATGCTTTGCAAAAAAGTTCAATTTCATCTTTATTGTACTTTTGTACAGTTTTTAAATATTCGTCCTCTTTGCGCTGCATGGACAGCGAACAAACAACCATAGTCAAAAAATCGTCAAATATGGTATATCTGCTGTGTGTACGGGATAGGGTTTCCAGATAATCTCCGAAATACCCTATTTCATTTTTTTCTTTCTTCATTGTACCTGAAGATTTGAGAACACATAGCAAATAGGAAAAAAGCTCATTTCATCATCTTGCGTTGTGTCGTTATGCGTTTCTGTTTCTTCGGCTTCCCGTTGCTTTGGTCTACCCCAAAGACAGAGCGCCTTTTCTCCTTTTTTGATGCGTTTCCCGTCTTTATTCCATTGACGTAATGTTTTTAACTCGTCGTGTCCGTCCTCACCGTACAGGGATTTTAAACCTTCGTTCACACTGTCTATTGCTTCATCCTTAACAAGTTGCTGCAAAGGTTTGGATAAACCTTTCAAAATCTCTCTTTTTTCCTGGATTGTATTGGCATTTTCAAAATAATTTTTCATATTTGTAAAGTATTAAAAAATTAGACATTAATTTTTGATTACATCACCCTCGTAGCAGTGCGAAAAAGCTACGAGGGTATTTTAATTTAATGGCTTAATGAGTTTAGTTCCTTTCTCATTTCTTCTTCCACATGTGATAAACTTGTATTTAAATCACACATCCAATCTTTTAATAATTTACCGATGCTTTGGGGGTTGCTTGTGTTAATCTCTAATCCTTCTGCATCTACAAGGGTCAATTGTGCATTGTTCCTATCATGCGAGATAGTAAAACTATCCAATTGCTTTCTCTTGTCTTTGATGGTCTGATACTTCATTTGAAGGGTGTGAAGCCTTTCTGCCTTGTCGTTGATTTCGTCAATTGTCAACGGGCGAGCCTGTTGTCTTGGCTGCTCCTGTGGCTTTTCTTGTGGTTTAACCTCCTGTGGTTTGGTAACCTCTGTTTTTGCCTTTTCTTCGGACTTTTCATTTGGCAGCAAAACGACTGTTTTTGCTGGATTCTTTTTTTCTGTGCTTTTACCTGTTAAAGCAACGTTTGTTCCTTTTGCGCTGTTTGCGCTTACTCCTGTAGTTGTCATAAAATTAAGTATTAAAAAGTTATACATTAAAGGGTGAGTGTGCGAAACCCTTTCCCTTTTGATTACATTATAAAGATACGACATTCTTTTGATTATCGCAATAGTTAAAACGCTGATCACCAGTCACTTAAGAAGATGTGATAACAAAACACATTTGTATAGAAGTATAACTGCAATTGATAAGTGTTACTTTTTTTTTCAGACTTTAGAAGTGAAAAAAGAAAAATAGTGCCTTAAACGACTGTAAAACAAGCCGTTACCATATAAAAACCTAAAAAAGTGTTAAACTTTTCAAGGGTTTTCCGCTCCTCAATTTCGCAAAGTGTTGTATTTCAATGTGTTGTTATACTTCTCGGACGCTTTGCGCCCGAATAAGAGGATAACGACCCCCCACCGCCCTCCACAGGGATTTGTAATTACCTCCGTTTCATTTGCGGAATATGTAAGCATCTTTGAATCGGGCGGGCGGTATAAGCGCATCACACGCACGTGTGATACC